TCCTTCTTGGTTTAAACGATGATATAATCTTTAGATGGAGGCAGGGCACCACCACATACCCCCTGCTTCCTTTTAAGGATTATTTATGAGTTTAGGATTTGACGCAATATCAGCATTACCATTTGCCGCTTCAGGCAATGAAGGTAATGTAATTATTAATGTTACTGGAAATGCATTAACTTTATCTGTAGGAGCTTCTACAGCTACTGGTCAAGCAGCCAATGTAATTATAGGTTCAGATCCATTAACTTTAGCTAGTGGATTAGTTACACTTACAGCTGATGCTAATGTTAATATTACAGCATCTCCTTTAACTTTAAATTCTGCTTTAGTTACAGCTAGTGGAGCAGGAAATATTAGTATAAGTGGAATGCCTTTGACTTTAAAAGCTAGCAGTGTTACAATAACAGGTAGTGCGAATATAGATGTGACAGATAATCAATTAACTATCTCATCTAATGAATCAGGGGTAATTACTTGGAACCCAATCATTCCAGGTGCAAACAATGTTTGGAAAGAAATAGAACCTTATTAAACTATGGCATCATCATATTCATCAGATTTACAATTAGAACTCGTAACAACCGGAGAAAAAGCTGGTCTATGGGGTACAATTACAAATAACAATTTACAAATTTTAGAATTATCAGCTAGTGGTTATTATACAGTAAGTATAGCTGCAGCAGATTTAGCATTAGCTTTAGATAATGGTTCTGCATTAGGAGATACTACTGCAACTGGTAAAAACTTAATGATAGAAGTTACTGGTACTTTAGCAGCTAGTAGAGTTATTACTATGCCAACAGGTGCTGAAAGAATATTTATAGTTAAAGATAGTACAACAAGATCTAATAGTAATTATACTATTGGTGTACAAAATGTAGGTGGATCGGGGAGCGGGATTGTTCCTGTACCTGTCGGATCTACGTGTGTATTTTACACAGATGGTACTACTGCAAATTCTATGAAACTTGCAGGCATTTTAAAACAAGGAAATGTACAAGTTCAAACAGGAACTAACACTCCTTACACTGCAGTTAATGGTGATGTAGTATTTGGTGAAACATCTAATGGTGGTGGAGGTACAATTCAAGTTAATTTACCATTGTCTCCAAGTGCTGGTGATACAGTAACTGTGATGGACGCATCGTTAAGTGGAGGTTTTAATTCTAACAATTGTACAGTAAATAGAAATAGTTCACCCATTCAAGGTGGTACTTCCAATCTTGTTTTAAATGTAGACAATCAAGCAGTAACTTTAGTTTATACAAACGCAACTAAAGGTTGGCAAAAACAATCAACGAATTCATAGGAGCAATTAGATGCTCACTCAAGTAAAGTTTGCTCCCGGAATAGACAAACAAGACACTAGTGTTGGAGCGTCAGGTCGTTGGGTTGATTCAGACTTAGCTAGATTTAGATATGGACTACCAGAAAAAATAGGTGGTTGGTCTTCTTTACTTACTGATACTATTGTAGGTGTAGCTAGAAAACAACATTCGTTTGTTGATAAAGACGGTAATAGATATGTTTCTATTGGTACCGACAAATTTTTACTTATATATTTTGAAGGACAACTTTTTGATATTACTCCTGTAAAATCTACAATTGCAAGTGTTGTAATGTCCGCATCAGATGCATCAAAAGAAGTTACATTAACTTTTTCTTCTGCACATAATTTAGAGTCAGGTGATATTATTTTATTAGATAGTGTAACCGTACCTTCTGGTATTGGTTTAACTGATGCTGCTTTTGAAGATAAATTATTTCAAGTAACTAGAGTAACAAGTGACTTAGTTGCAATTATTACAGGTACAGAAACTACAACAGGTGCTGCTGGAGGTGGAGCATGTTCTGTTATTCCTTATGAACGTGTTGGTCCCGCTGCACAATCTTATGGATATGGTTATGGTGTTAGTCCATATGGTGGTACTGTACAAGGAGCAGCTACAACTACTTTAAATGGTGGATTAGATGCCGACACTGCAGGTACTGGTGGAGTAGGAACTACAATTAATGTTACATCAAATGCATCTTTTCCTACAGCAGGAACTATTGCGGTTGGAACTGAATTAATAAGTTATACAGGAAAAGGCACAAACACTTTAACAGGTATTACTAGAGGTGTAAAAGGAACGGCAGTTGCAGGAACTACAGGACAAGCTCACAGTACAGGTGCAACAGTTACAAATGCTACAGATTTTTCTGGATGGGGTGATGCGGTAGATGCAGGTACTATTGTTTTAGAACCTGGACTTTGGTCTTTAAGTAATTTTAGTGACACACTAGTTGCAACTATTTCAAATGGTAAAACTTTTACTTGGGATTCTTCTATTGCTGCAAGATTATCAACAAGAGCATCTACTACAACATCAGGATTTCAAACTACCAATAATCCAACAGCTACAAGAATAACTCTTATATCACCAACAACACGTCACTTAATTCATCTTGGAACCGAAACAACTATTGGTGATCCAACAACACAAGATGATATGTTTATTAGATTTTCTTCAGCTGAAAATATAAATGACTACACACCTTTAGCTACTAACTCTGCAGGTACACAAAGAATACAAGATGGTACAAAAATTGTAGGAGCTTTGGTTGCAAAAGAAAATATTTTGATATGGACTAACAACGCATTGTATACAATGAAATTTGTAGGTGCACCTTTTACATTCGGGTTTGAACAAGTTGGTACTAACTGTGGATTGATTGGTAAAAATGCAGCTGTTGAAATAGATGGTGTTGCATATTGGATGTCTAATAATGGTTTTTTTGCATTTGATGGTACAGTAAACTCACTACCTTGTAGTGTAGAAGATTATGTGTTTGACGATGTAGATACAACTAAAGGTCAACAAGTTAATGCAGGATTAAATAACTTATTTACAGAAGTTGTTTGGTGGTATCCAACAGCAGGATCAGATTTTAATAATAGATCGGTTAGTTATAATTACGGTGAAGCAAAACAACCACCATTAGGTACATGGGTTACAAATACTAATACAAATTTCAATAGAACTACTTGGATGGATACACTTATTTATCCTCAACCTTATGCAACTTCATATAATAGCACAGGCACAGGAACTTTTCCTGCTGTGGTAGGTGAGTCTGGTTTAGGTAACACAACTTATTTTGCACAAGAAACAGGAACAGATCAAATTAATCCAGATGGTAGTACAACTGTTTTAGAATCTTTTATTCAATCTTTTAGTTTTTCATTACAACCAGATCAAAGTGAAGTATTTTTAGCTATGCGTAGATTTTTACCTAACTTCAAAGTATTAACAGGTAATAATCAAATAACAATTTCTGTAAAAGATTTTCCTGCAGACAATGATGTTGCAACTGCATTGAGTCCTTTTACTGTAAATTCAACAACAACTAAAATAGACACACGAGCACGAGGAAGATATGCAAATTTAAAAATAGCTAATACAGCGGCCGGCGAATCGTGGAGATTTGGTACATTTCAAGTTGATGTACAACCCGATGGAAGGAGAGGATAATGACAAAAATTGTAGTAAGATTACCAGAACCTCGAAAAGAATATAGTGAGGATAATCAAAGACAAATTAATAGATCTATCAGTTTGATTGTAGAACAATTAAATGCTACATACCTAACACAATTAAAAGAAGATCAAGAAAGATTTACTTGGTTTGTAAATTAAATGGCAAATATATATAAAAATTCTAAACTAGATTTAACTACTAACACAGTTACTACTTTATATACTGTACCTTCTAACTCTAGAGCTATTGTAAAATCATTATTAGTTAGTAGCGACAATGGTAGTGATACAACTATTACTGTAGATTTATTTGATGGTGATCCAGCGTCAGCTAACAAGTTTACTTTATTTAATGTTAAAGCAGTTGTTGCTAACACATCAGAACAACTACTAACAGAACCTTTAATTATGTTAGAAAATGAAGTATTACAAGTAACAGCAGCAGATGCAGGTAGATTGTTTACTACAGCATCTATATTAGAAATAAATAGAGAGGACGTATAATGCCGTTTGTAAAACAAAAATCTGAAAAGATATATGAAAAACAAGTAGATGGTAAAACTATACCAGTTATTACACCTGAAGTAATATTAACTATTACACATAGAGAAACAGGAAGAGAGTATCTTTCAGAAAAGGAAGCAGAAGACGATATTAACAGCCCACATACAAGCACTACTAAAGATCATATTAAGAGAGACGTTGAGATAAAGATAGCAGAAATGCCTCCTCTTGGTGGATCTAGTGAAATGTAAGTTGGTTGACTAGACGTGAAAATTCTAGTAAATTGGTATACAATAGCATATATACAAGTCTTGCGAACTTGCTTTTCAACAATATAATATAGAGAAACTATGGGATTTTTAAGAAAAATATTTAAACCAATATCCAGAGTATTAGACAAAGTAATACCCAACGAAATTAAACCAGCATTACCATACCTTGCTGCATTTGCGCCTTATTTATTAGGGCCAGGTATAATGGGATCTAGTATGGCAGCAAGAGCTTTGTCAAATACAGCATTAAACGCAGTAGGTCAACTAGCTCAAGAAGGTAATGAAGGAGAATTAAATCCTTTATCTTTATTATTAGCAGCAGGTCAAGGTGCGGGTACAGCTGAAGGTGCAGGAAAAACATTAAGAGGATTTAAAACTAGACCAGAAGCAATACCGGGAGGAAATATGCCAGGTCAAGGTATAGGTGGTTTTAAAGGTGCTGAACTAACAGGATTACAAAAAGCTAAAAATTTTAGTTTAGAAGGTTTAGCAAATTTATCAGATAAATTAGGTAGTGCTAAAGATACTTTAGGAAGTGTATTAGATATGGATCCAACTTCAGCTAATTTAGAAATTATATCAAAAGCAGGAGGAACTCCTTTTTCACAAGCAACTGGTGATTTAGCTTACGCACAAGGCGTGAAACAGAAAAAAGATTATGAAAGAGAAGAAGCACAAAGATTAGTAGAAGAAGAAATGAGACAAAGAGGATTAGACCAATCTTATATTGATTCTATTATAGCTTCTATGACTGCTTATGGATATACGCAAGCAGAGATTGATGAGATTTTAGCAATGCAAGGTTACGCTAGAGGTGGTAGAGTAGGTTATGCAATGGGTGGTGGTATTATGGATACACCTGAAGCAGATTTTATAAGCATGGATGAAGTAGTAGAAAATGTCAATCAAGATCAATTAATGGCAGGTATGGGTAGCGCTATGAAATTATTTGAAACTCCTTATGGTTTTGACAGAGATGGATTTGAAGAAATGATTATACAATTTAAAGAACATCAAGATGCCGGTGGGGATTTAGGTATTAATAATTTTGCAGAAAATTTTTTAGGTATGGTTAAAAAAGATACTCCTAATGCTCCAATGAAAATGGCACAAGGTGGTATGATGAGTGTATTACCTAAAGGCATGGAAATGGATTATAGAGGTGGTGGAATGATACCTATGGGATCAAAAGAAAAAGCTGATGACGTTCCAGCAAGAGTAAGTAAAAATGAATTTGTAATGACTGCCGATGCGGTAAGAGCTGCAGGTGGTGGTAGTGTCAATAAAGGAGCACAACGAATGTATCAATTAATGAATAACTTAGAGGCACGAGCATAATGGCAGTAGAAGAAACAAGGCAACTCTATGACCCGCAGTTAACGGGTTCGAGAACAGCATTATTAACTAGTGTAGATAAATTAGGAGCAGGTCTTGCTTCACAATTAAGAAACTATACAGGTTTAGATACATCAAAGTATGCACCAGAAATTGCAGATCAAACTGCTTTACAAAAAGGTTTAGCTGCACAAGCTCAAGGTTTAGGTGCTTTAGTTGGACCAGGTATGGAATTACCAGCAGGAGTACAAGCTGGATCTATCGAGGCATACATGTCTCCTTACCAACAACAAGTTATAGACGCATCTCTTGCAGAGTTTGATAGAAACGCTGCTATACAAAATCAAGGTTTAAGAGATCAAGCTATTCAAATGGGAGCTTATGGTGGGGGTCGTGAAGGTGTAATGGCCGCTGAAGCTTTAAGAGGTCAAGGTGCAAACAGAGCACAACTACAAGCACAATTATTACAACAAGGATTCGAACAAGCACAAGCAGCAAGAGCTGGAGACTTAGAAGCTCAACAAGGATTAGGTACTTACCAACAACAAATAGGTCAAGCTGATCAAGGTTACCAACAAGCAATTAAAGATGCTAATCAAATTGCAGCTAGAGAAGCACAGTTCCAACCATTTACACAAATAGGTTTAATTGGACAACAGCTATCACAGCTAACTCCAGGAACAATGCCAATTTCAACTACAACTACAACACCAACGCCAGTAGCACCAGTTAGT